CCGGGGAGGAGAAGGTCTTTAATCGCTGAGAGATTAACAGCCATTGGTCCTTACTCCTTAGATGCCGACAAAGTTCTTAGTCGCCACATAGTTAAAGGCAACAACGGCATAGTCATAAGGCTGACCATTGCCAATTGTACCATTCGAACCCGGAGGGTCCGTGATAACCGAGACGATCTTGAACGGAGCGTACACGTTGTACGTTGCAGTGTTGATGGTTGTGGTGTCGAGATATGCACCCGAAATACCGTTTGAGGTATTGCCGGAGCCAATCGCGAAACCGATGGTCGAGCCAACGTCAGCAGCCGCGATGCCAGTTGCGTCCGACTGGGCGACAAACTTAGCATTCGGGTCGTTGATGATGTAGCCAATAACCGAGTTGGTCGAAGCAACGTCCGAACCGGGCCAATAGTTGGACCAGACGGTACGCTTCTGCGAAACCGAGAGATACTGGCAGCCAACGAAGATACCAGCAATGCCCGGAACGCCGGGAGTTGCACCCGTCGAAGCCGAACGGGCAACAGTGCCGTCCGTCTGCGGGGTTACGGGGTCGCCAAAGTAAATTGCAGATGCATTGTAAGCAACGGTAACGGCAATCTGCTCATAAGTCGGAGCCGAGCCCGTGCCCTGATACTGACGGAAACCGAAATAGGCTTGTGTATTAGCCATGTCGGTGCCTCCTTTTTACAGGAAGTTCCGATCATGCCACGCCGGGGGCACTAGGAACTGGAAGTGTGAAAAATCTCCACGCCGGGGGAGATTGGAGCAATGCTCGTAATATTATTTTAAAGTAGTATTCATAAATGTAAAGGGCCACCTTACGGCGGCCCCCACAAATGCCATTTTGCCAGTATTTATTCTTTTGGAATAGTGACCGGAGAATAGCTTTTTTTGATATTAGGACGCGCTTGAGCATGGTCGCGTGTCAAAGTGCCTTCTGGAGCATTACTAAGCTGCTGCTCCTTAACGTACACTTGTTCACGCGCCCTACGTTTCTCAATAGCTCGAGCTTCGTCGGTAATTTCCTTTGGACGCTCCATAAGGATCATGCCTTTGCGCTCGATGTCAGCTTTAGACATTCCGGCTGGCATCATCTCAGGGTGGCGACCCGCAGGAACAGGCTCCCAACCCATTCGCGCCAAAGAAACCTGATAAGACGGGTCTTCCGCGCCCATAACAGTCTTGCGCTTCCATTCATACGTCCAACCATCAGGCACAACGGTCGGTTCAATGAAAAATTCATCGATACCTTCATCCATGCTGCCCAAATGGCCCTTAATCTGGGCCGCACGGGCCGCAGCACGGGCGCGAGGGTCTTCATCACGCATTGGAGCGCGAAGCGAAGGACGATTATCAAAAGATTCCGCAGCTGCTTCTACTGTTTCTGTAGCTACAACTGAATTATCTGCTTGAACCTTACGCGGACGGCCACGAGGGCGCGAGCTTGATGCATTATTCATGATTTAACTCCTTAATTTGGCAACTTGCCTTCTTTTTGAAGCTGCATTTTGTACCGAGCGTACTCTTGGTCCGTCATTTTATTGAAACGGGCGATCTCTCGCTCATCACTTGTCAAACGAACCACGTTAGGACGAGTACCGGGGGCCTGACCCGAACGCGAAACTGGTGCGGCGACAGGCGCAGAACGACGAGATTTACCCATTGAAGCCTCTGAAAGTGCGGATTCGTCTTCGTAGTTGTCTTTTTTATTCCGAACCTTCAGAATATCTTCAACAAACTCGAAATAATCGTCGGAATCGGCCTTGTAGCCATCGGCCATAGCCAGATTGTGCGCTGCAACCATCTTTTGTGTCAGGCGAGGGTCCGTTGCAAACTGCGGATTATTGCGAATCCATTTTGCAGAACGCGGAGAAAGGCTAGAAGCCATTCTTTCGACCGGATCAGCCTCAAATTGCGGAGGCTGGCGCGGTTTGCTCTCCATAACATTCTTGCCATTCTCCAATTGAAGGAGTTTGGCAGAGTTACCGGACATGACTTCTTGAATTTCAGCGGCTCTGTCGTAGTCGCCAACACTCATTGACTCTTTATAAGCTGCTTTAAGGTACTCATTATCGCGCTTAAGTGTGTCAATCGCATTGGTAACAAGCGTCAGATTACTATCTTCAACCTGATACGAGGCTTTTTGAGCTTCATAAGACGCAACTTGAGCCTGACGTTCCGCTTCTTTGCGGCGTTCGCGCTCTTTTTTCAATTTCTTTTGAAGTTTTTCAATGGCTGACTGTGGGTCTGTGTCGTCAGCGCCATCATCTTCAGCATTAGCAACAACGATGTCTGGCGTATCATTAGAAACACCACCATTATTGTCGGTTTTTTGAGGTTCGTCTGTTACAACGATCTCAATATCCTCCAACTTTTCATTCTCATTCATGATTTAATCCTCACCAAATGTAGTCTGGATGGTTAACCCGGCCTCGCACAACCGTATCTTCCAGCATTCTGCAAAGCACATTGTTAACGGTGATTTGCCACCCATCAGAAGGACGGAAAATGACCCAATCACCTTCGTTAATTTCAACGTCCTTAAACCAAGTGTCGTTTTCATCAACAAAAGCTGTTGGACCTTTTTTTACAACAAGACCGATTTTTGACTGATGACGGTCTTCATCAACCGTTTTATCAGACAAATAAATGCCGCTCTTTGTCTTCTGCGGCCTAATGTAGACAGCGACCAAAATCTGATTATTGAAGATTTCAACCTTGGAAAGATCACCAAGTTCTTTCTTCAATTTATCAGCTGGATCAACTTCGTGTTGCATCATCATTGGTGGCATTTCAGTTCCCCTCTATTTGGTCGCGTTGACAACGGACCATGCTTCATCAATCAACTCTAAAGCTGATTGAAGACCTTCTATTTTTCCTACTTGGTGTTTGTAAGCCGAATAATCAATCGTTGTATGGGCAGTAACCAACTGATCTCTCAGTCGGTTTATTTGATCATTGATAAGACGTTCGAGCTCGCTTTGAAAAAACGACTGTGACGTTTGCATAGACACCCCCTCTGGTGTCCCCCTCTAAGTATAGGTGGGACGGGAGCCAGAGGGGGCCAACTCCCGTCCCGATCCGCGAGGCCGCATGGCCTACCCGCGAATCACTCCTTACGCTTCTGGATTTCAGTCTTTTCCATACGGCCAAGACCAGAACCCGAACCAGCATCCATGTCTTTATAAGAACGATAGACCTTGCCGCCCTTTTTAAAGGTCGGAGCGCCTTTGTGCTTTTTGGCAATCTCCGTCTTCTGAAGACGGCCTTCACCGCCAGCAGCACCCGCTTCCATGTCTTTGTAAGACGAAGCTGCCTTAGTGATGCGGCCACCAGCCTTGCGCGGCATTGGAGGGCCACCAGCAGGAGCCCCGCCAGCCATTGGCATCGGCATTGGGAAAGGCATCGGCATAGGTGCGCCGCCCGGAGGAGGAGCCATTGGAACTGGCGCGACACCACCCGGACCACCATCCATGCCCGGAGGAGGCGTTGGCCCACCCGGAGGCATCATATCGCCCATGCCGGGCTTGCCAGCAGCGATCATGATGTTGATGTGGGTTTTGCCTTTGCCCTTTGTTTTGCCGCCCGTAGCACGCGCTTCACGACCACCGGGGACAACACCGGGGATTTTTCCGGGATAGCTTGTGCCGGAAAAAACGCCGCCACCTTCTTTGCGAGCGGTGCGAGCAGAAGGCTTCACCATCTTTTTGATGAGAGCCATGTCCTGCTTTACATCATCATGCTTAGGTGCGCCGCCCTTTTTGAGCTTCTGCTTACCAAGAGCCCCAGCTGGGCTCATGGAACCCGCGCCAGTGCGTGTGAAGCCAGCACCGTAAATGCCGCTAGAAGGAACGCCAGCCGTCTTCTGAGCTTGCATCATCATCTGCTTGGCAGCTTCTAATGAACCGCCATCAGCTTTTTTAGCCTTGCCGCCCCAGCATTTTTCAGCCTTACCGCCGCGTTTTGCACCTTGCGTAGTGTGATCGTAAGGGTCTTTAAAACGCTCCGGCTTAGGCGCATCCAAGTTTTTAGGACGGGGAGGAGGAAGCGGAACGGCTTCCGGCTTTGGGTCAGGATTATCTTCCAAAAACTTTTTGATTTGATCGGTGCCGCCAGTATTGCGCTTTAAGCGGCCACCCTTCTTGTAACCACCAATGTGAGCCTTGCCGCCGGGCCGCTCTTCATTAGCTTCTTTGGCATTGCGATTGATCAAGCTGTCAGCCGTGATGGCTTTGCCGCCGGAATTGCGAGCTTTTTTGCCAAGGTTTGTCTTAGCCTTTGTACCCGTCACCTTGCCGCCCGACTTAAAAGCACGGCGACTGACCGGGCGCATACCCGTCTTCACTTCCGTGTTCAAAGGTTCAGCTGGTGTCCAAGTGGACGAATCAACTTTAAGGTGTGGGTCGGCGGTCGTAAGGCGGGATGCCTTCGCCTTCATGGCCTCACGGGCCTGTTTAGCCAGACTTGACATGCTCGCTCCTGATCAGGTTTCGGTGCGTCCACCGAGGCTTTAAGCCTTTCTGGATGTTAACATAAGAGCGCGGTCTACAATAGAGCCACCCTCTTTTTTATGCGGCCAACTTACGACCGGAATTTTCTTGATACCCAGCTTTTTAGCCGCGTGGGCGCGGTGGCGACCATTTGGGTGGCCGTCTGGATAAATGGCGACAGGGTCCAGCTTTTCACCATGCTTAATTTGCTTCTTAAAGTGGTGAATAATGTCTTTGTCTTCATGATCCATGTTGAGGGGCTTAACTTCATCCAAATAGTCTTCTGGAGAATTGTAATGAAGCTCACCACCTGATTTTTCGTAATCATGTGCTTCTTCCCAATCAGTGTGATCACGGAGAGGATATTTATCTACCTCGCCACCATGTGCAAAATGCGAAAACCCGCGCAAAATAGCTTCACGCATTTGAGGGGTCATAGTTATCCCATGACCAACAATATCCTGTTTTTGTTTTTCAAAAAAATCTTCAAGAAGAGCATTACGTTCATCTGAAGTAAGATTTCTCCAAAAATCTGCACGTTCTTGACTACTCATAGTTCTAGTTGCAGGAAGCTCATCCATAACGTCAGCGCCACTTGCGCCAGTTACTTTTCCTGAGTTAGGAATTGCATGGCGCTCAATTTTGGCATTTCGATCAAGTTTTTTTAATAATTTTTGTAATTGTGTAGGAACAATTTTATCGTAATAACCAACCATGCCTTCGCCGCCAACTTTTAAATCAAGCCCACGCAAATCGGCTCGCTGAGTATTATGCCCAGCTTGCTTAGAAGCTTCAAATTGGGCCGCAATTTTTTCAGCGGCATCTTTACCAATATGTTCTGCCACTTCATCCATAGTCAGCCCTCTAGGCTGAATAATTTTATTGTCATTGTGATCATAAACATTGAGAGCAATGCCATCTTCTCTGTTTTCTGCAATAATCTGTTTTACTTGTTTTCTTAAATCATAGCGTTTTGCATGTGCAGCACCGGGGGTCCACACAACTTTGTCATATCCACCTTCTGCGGCTTCTTTAAGAATTCGTTTAAGCGCAAGGTCGGTCCATGCAGAAGTATTTTCTACATATGGATTTTGCGGCAAAATTTCTCTTCTATCTGCAAAATCAAAAAGCTCATTTTCTGCGTCAAACATTTTACGGCGCAATTCTTCTTTTATTGGATCATTGTTGCGAAGCTCATTTAAATCAAACGTAGCTTTTTGACGAGCTTGATCTAAAGGTTCAAATTCATGCGGGAATAAACCTTTGGCAAGTTCACCTTTTTTAAATTTATAAATTTCAAGCAAATCATTAATAGTTTCTTCCGGCATAGGAACGCCTTTATTAGCTAAATGCATTCTATTAAATTCTTTACGGAATTTTTCATCCGTCAAAGTTTCATAATAGGCATTATAATCTGCCATAGCTTTATCGTAAGCTGATTGTAATTTGGAAGCATATTCTGGATCGGGTTTATAAGAAGAAAAAGCTTCTTTAGTTTCATTAAATTTTTGAAGCAGTTCATTATAACGATTGGTATCGCCTTCAAACCCGTATTCGGGTGGAACAAGCTTTGCGGCTTCTTCTTTTTTAAGATTTTTTTCCCGCATTATGCGTTTAATTTCATTGTTGCGAATTTTTTGAGCTTTTTGCGCCCAATCGGATTGCATTTCTTCAACATGAAGAATTCGTTCGCCATTAGGGCCAATTCGATCAGACATGCGAATGTGCGCTAACACATCTGGGTCATTCCAGTGTTTTGAATAAAACCTTTGTTGTTCCCGTAAAGAATTTTGTTCTTCTAAAATTTCTTGCAAACGAGTTTTTTGATCTTCCGGCCATTCTGTGCTGGAGCCGCGATTATTTTTATACAGTTGTTGTCCTTCTTCTTCTAAAGCTTTAATCCGAGCTTCAGAGTTATCTTTTAATTTAAGCAATACTTCACGGTAGTTTTCGCCACCGGGAAGTGCGTAATCTTGAAATTTAGGCGCAGAAAAATTTTGTTTAAGATCATTAATTTCGCCAAAAATCATTGACATTTTTTCTACTAATTCTTCACGGCGTGGATCGCCGTCTTCAAGAGCTTGCCACTCTTTAGAAAGATCTGATTTTTGTTTTTTAAGCGCATCCATTTTTGCTTGGTAATCGCCGCCAAAAACGCGATCTTCAACTTCTGGCATACGGCCCTTAAAATATTCCGCAGCTTCTTCGCGAGTAATAGATGGGCGACCCGCAAAAGCTTCAGTAAATCCTTCAAGTTCTGCTGGCTTAACGCCTTGGTTTTTCAACATACCCGCTATTTGTTCTGGCGAGCCCTTGGCTTGGGGGAGACCTATAGCTGTTTCAGCGCCATGGCTGTAAAGCCCAAGCGGAGAAAGCTCACGCTGGGCTGTCATAACTTCTTTGGCTGTTTGCACTGCTGGTCGGCTAACCCCGGCCAATGGGGCCATAGCTTTAATCATACCAACATGGCTGGGGTCTGCAAACCCGCCTAAGAACTCAACGCGCTCACCAAAGCCGGGGTTCCCGGTCAAATAGGAGGCGTAATGCCCGGCAGTTTTAGCTGCACCTGTCAGCGGTGCAAAAGGAACGCCAAGGTTTCCTAATACTTGCCATGTGGCTTGTCCGACAGCATCTGCTGGACGGTTTTCACGCAATGCCTGACCGACATTTTGACCTGACTCTACAGCAAGACGCATAGCATCTTGGGCTGCATGGCTAGTGTCTTCTGTATATCGCTTGGCAATGTTTTTGAGGGGCGTTCCAATAGCCGCGCCAGCTTGAGCCACCTTCTCTAGCGCCTCATCAACCATACCCGGTTGGTCAAACGTCTTTTCCGGCGGGATAGCCACCGAGCCCATAGGGTCATACACCGGACCACCATCGTCAAAATTTTTGCGATGTGTGGCTGCAAACAGAGCCCGACGAATGGTCCCCTTGGTCATAGTTTCACCGCGTCACAAGATGATGGATGATCTCAAGAGCTTTATGGACGGCGTCCGGCTTTTTCTCAACAGAACCGCCGCGTTTTTCGCCTTCCGGCTTAATGTTTTTGTATGCACCAGCTTCTTTCATGGCGCGGTCTGCACGAATGAAGTCGGCCATGTTGCCGCTTTCATTATATTTTTCCCAAAGTGCCCGGATATCCGCGCCAGTAGATTGTTTAGCTGCTGGTGCAGGAGCGGGGGCTCCAGAAGAAGTTCCTTTGCCGGGGCCTTCCATTTCGTAAGTGCTAGCTGACGGGCCAAGAATTTTACGGCCCCATGTATCAAAAGGCTGCGGTGTAGAATGTTCAAGGTCATACACGGGCGCTGGAGTTGGCTCTTGGGGGGCTGGCGCTGGCGCTGGGGCTGGCGCAGGAGCATTAGCATTGGAGGCCTGTGGCGTCATGGGATACATGGCGTTGAAGCCTTCCTTGCCCAAACCAAACGCGCCAGCTGCACCCATACCTTTAAGATAAGCCAATGGATCAACCGCGCCTGTCGCGCCAGCGGTAAGGCTGGTTCCTGTGCTAGGCGCTGGCAACCCAAATCGACGGAAATCTCCCGGCGTATATGGACGGCCCTGCGGAATGCCGTGTGTCATTGGCATTGTTTCGCCCATAACAAAATCAGTAGAATAGCTTGGCGGGACACGGGTATGGGCCATGCCGCCACCTTCATCCTCAAACCGGGCAATTTCTGCTTCACGGCGAGCTTGTTCAGCTGCAATGCGGTCATTATGAGCTTTTTTGGCTGCTGCAACAGTGTCAGCGGTCATTCCGCCCTCGCCTTCAAGGCGGGTCATTTCCAATGCACGTTGCGTAATCTCACGATCATTGGCAGCAGCTTGGGCTACGCGCTGGTTGGTCGGTCCCACACCGCCTTCGTTAAGCATACGGTCCATAGCCGCAGCCTGTTCTGTAGCTTCGCGTTCAGCTTGGGCAACACGCGCTTGAATGATTGATTCGGGGTCAACCATTCCTTCATCACGGAACGGAGTTCCACGCACATCTTTAGCTGGGGGGACTTCTGGCGCAGGAGGAACATTCTCAATTGTTTGAGGTTTTGCTTTCTGCGGGAAAAGCATCTCATCCGCAGTTTGAGAGTTTCTCAAAGAAGGCGGTGGGAGAATTTCTCCAGTTACAGTGCGGTTAAGTGGCGGGCGGCTTTTCATAACACGCGAAGCAAGGCTAGCTACGCCTTCAGCTCCACGCGCCAGCAACGGGCCAGCACCTTGGATTGCACCTGTAATTTCCTGCCGCTCATAATTACGCAACACGCGATCTGCGTTTGCGCGGGCAACTTCTGGCGAGCCTGTTTTATCTAAAACATACTTGTACACATCGTTGTACATCGCCTGTTTGCCAATAAGCTCTTGGCCTTTAACCCAGCTAGGATCAGCTTCCGGCACATATGACGAACCGGAATAATTACGAGGCGTTATATTCATCCGGTCTGCCATCACAATTCTCCGGTCTTCGTGCCATCAAGACCCGGCTCATTACCCTCAAGGCGAGCCAGCATGTCAGGGGTTATAATGCTTTGCATCACGCCCAAACCTTGCGGGTTACGGGCAGCTTCTTCCGCCAATTTAACAGCGGCCAAACGCTCGCGTGATTCGCGGTCACGCTTGCGGTTAATAGCGTCCAACAACGTATCTTGCTGGCGCTGTTGGATTTCTGCTTGCTGGATTTGGAACTGCATAGCTTTTTCGGGGTCTACGCCGCCGTTGAGGCCACCACCCATTTCCATCTGAAGCTTTTGGGCATCCAGCTGCAAACGCGCCTGTGATTCGGCAGCGCGGGTCTGCGAATCCAACATGCGAGCGTCTGCTTCTTTTTGCTTGGCTTGGATGTTTGCCATCTTTTCCAGCAGTTCCGGCGGCGGTTTTCCTTGAGCAGAAGGCGGAGCCATAAACTGTTGCGGGTTGTTCCAACCCATTGCTTGGAGAGCGGCAATATCAACCGCAATTGGATCGTACAGCGCAGGGTTTTGTGCGGCCAATTGCTTAAGAGCAACGACCTTCATCATGCGCTGAATACTAGAAGCTGTGTTTGGATCAGCTTGTGGAACCAGCAAGAAATTCTTCAATGCATCCGTGAATGTTTTTTCATCCCACGGGAATGCAGTGTTGCGATTGCGTTGCCAGAAACTTTCTGGATGTTCTTCAAACGTGCGGCGCAACAACTGAAACTCTTCAGCCTGTGAAGCATGAAGGCGCTTATGCACCGAACTCATGACAACCTTGGCTTGTTCAATCAGCGCGATTGTTGTGCCGACAGGTGCATCTGGTCTGCCTTCGCCAACAGCCATTTCAGCTGTTCCGCCAACACGCATACCTGTCTGAGCCATGCTTTCAACAAGGCTCATCAATGCGCCGCCCGGTTCTTTATAAGGCAACGGCATAATAGCTTGATTGATTGGCATACCGCCTGTTTTCACAAGAGCCATGCCGCCCGGAGGAACGCGGAAAATATTGGTGTTCTGACGCGCACCACTGTCGGCCATAAGGAAGCCGGGGAAGTTTGCGTACATACCCGCATCAAGCATTTCGCGCCATGCAGCAGTAACCGCATTGGTCGTATTGCCAAGGATATGCAAAAGGCCAATATCGTAAAAACCAAAGCCCGGCACAAATGTATACTTAACAAAATTTTGGCGAGCTTCTGGAAGCTCTGCGGTTTCTTCGTCATAGTTGCGAACAATCGACAAAATTTGCTTGGAAGAAACGTCAATTGTTACGCGATACGGAATATCAAGTCCGCTTTCTTTGCCTTTGTGCTTATGCTCAAAGCCGCGCAAATTAAGTTCGCAATAGCACTCATAAATCTCACGATCCCGGTCTTCCGGGTTCATCGATCCATCAGTGATACCTTGCTGTGCGCGTTCAGCTTTTTGAACCTCATCGTAATCAGGTTCATTAGGCGTAGACAATTCAATGTCGCGATAAGCGCCAAGAATTTGCATACGCTTGACTGTTGACGGGCGCATATAGATGCGCTGCGTAACACGCTTGGCATTTGAAAGATCGGTCGCTGCGTTGTTGACGATCAAATCGTCTGCATCAACTGTCTCAGAGACAGGACGGTTACGCAGTGGGCAAAAGTAAACTTTCTTGAAAGCTGTACCGCCAAAACCCAGCATCAAAAGCATACGATCTGTATCTGGGTAATATTCTCTGGCAACAGCTGTCAGATAATGATTGAGGTCGCTCTCAAGAGCGTTACCCAATTGATCATCTTTAAGGCTTGCATTGTTGTTGTCATTGCGAACCTTTACCGGACCATCTGTCGGCAGAAGTTCTGAACGGGCATTGGCTTGAAAGCGCAACACAGCTTCAAGAAGAAGCGGGTGGCGAACCTTGGACATGCCTTCAACTGGCGCGCCATCTGTAGCGCCTTGGAGGCCCGGAATTTCAATCTTGAGGCCAAGAAGCTTCAAGCCCTGTGCGCGATCTTCAATCCACTCACGGCGCGATGAAATGTCATCGTCAATGCCGCGAATCAAATCGCTGGAAATGCTGGACAGTTCCATGTCGTCAATATCTTCGACAAGGTTACGGAACCAATCGGCCATATCCTTTTCTTTGATATTTTCTTCGACAGGGCGACCATCTAGAGAAATCGTAATTGAACCGTCTGCGTGTTCAATCTTGATGACGTTGCCTTTTTCATCAATCTCCGGCGCGTCACCTTCTTCTACCATCTCAACGATGATATCGTCCTCTGGAGGCATAGCTGCGGGATCGGAGCCAAGCTCGCGGATGTTAGGGACAAGACCGGGCGTTAAAGGCATGAATTAATTCCCCTGATTGGGTAGTTTTTCCATTTCATCAACGAAACGGCGAATACCCTCTTGGGCAGCAAGTGTATCTGATTTTGCCTGTATTTCATAGGTGCGGGTATAGTCATAGGGTTCCAAGCCCCAGACTTCGACACTAAACAGCCCGAGACCAACAGGCGTAGAGGGACGAATTATATCAACAACCGCATTTGCCAAAATCTGAGCCATTTTATCCTCTGTAATTGATCCGTTTGGCGGTTGTGGAAGCCCCCACGATCTAGACCTGTGCCGAGCGGCTAGACCCTTCCCGCCACGGATCAACAGCGGTTTAAGCTACTATAGCATAATACACAAAAAAGCCGACAGCGGGTGTCTCTTCCGCTGGCGGCTTTCTGTGGGCCACTTAGCATGGCTACGGAGGAATTACCCTCAGTGCCTAGTATAACACAACCCGTTATAGACCCAATTCTGTTTTTGCATCCGTTGGCGGTTCTGGCAACGGCATCCAGTGAGTTGGGTATACGTCCCATTCCCCGTCATACCAGCCGGACTGGATCGGGTCCCAAGATGCAAGGGCCATGATCGGCCACCCAGACTCGTCCCAAAACACAAAGATTTCCGTACCGTCTTTTGGTGCGGTTGCGATTAAGTTCCATTCACTCATTGCCCCCTCCTTTGCCATCAATGGCTTTCAGATCGGCTGTCGATGGTGTCTTGATCGACATATTGACCTTACGCATCATGGTAAAAGTCAATTCTTTGGCTGTTTGGTCGCTTGTCATGTCTGACACGCGGACCAAATAGCAAAAAGCTATGGCGCGTTGGGCCACAAAATCTTCAAAGGCTGTCGGGTCCAGATCGCTAAGGTCCAGCATAGTTGCGCTATCATCAATGCCATCATCGTCATCAGACATTACGGCCTCCTTTGCTGGCGATAAAAGGCATGGTGCCTGTCATCGCGTAGAACCTTGTTCTCAGCTTCCAGCCTGTCCAGTTCTCTGGCTAGGCCAATCAGCTCTTCGGCCATGCGGAACTCCGTATCCATACCGCTGTACGTTATACGGAATAACGACCTAAGCTCTTCGATAAGCTGTTCTTCTGGATGCAAACCACTCACGAGTACTGTTCCTCTAACTGTCGCATGGAGATGTGACGGTATTGCAATATATGCCCCGCTTGGATTTGAAGCTCGTAGATGCCGTAGGACCAGCCTGTCGTGGCCGTCCCCGCATATTTGGCAACATACCCGTCCGGCATGGCCGAACCCAAATTGAGCACCTCAATTGAATTATTGATGCCGATTTTGGGGACCTTACGGAATGTGGATCGGTGTGTATGGCCGAACACGATGGAATGCGTAGCGTGGTTGGCAATCTGGTTTTCAGAGTTTTGACCGCCATAGGGACGACCCATAATATTCATAGGTACATGGATGAAACCTACCCCATCGATCATTAACCATTGACCATATGGGTGGACGCGCCAACGATAGCGAGCGGACATTTCTTCAAACTGGGTAAATAAAGTTCCAACAGTTTCGGGGTTTTTATTCTCAAATCGATTGATTCGGTCCTCATGATTGCCCGCCGTCATGTCTTGTGGGATATCAAAATGACTTATTTCTTTGTAAAAAGCGTTCATGGCCTCTTCGCAGCTCTCTAAATCGGTCTTGAAAGAGGGCCGTTGGGCATGGGCATAGGAACCGCGCTCTTCGTGCATAGACACGCTGTCCCATGAAGCAAAGTCGCCAATGTGGACAATCCGGTCCGGCTTCATGGCGGCGGCATGTTTGCCCATCCATTTAAATCGATCTTTAGAAATATTGGGTTGATCGTGGCTGTCACCTATTGCCATGATTGTCATGGACTTTTGTTTGCCCATAATAATTCTTGGTTTGGAAGGCGTATTAGAATTGGCAAGTGTTAGTTTTAAAAGTCGGTTTTCTTCTTCAAGAGTCTGGGTTTTTTCTATAAGAGGAGAAACTCTGAGTGGTTTGTTTTTTAAAATAACAGACCGAATCGTGCTTTCATTCCTACCTAAGTAATAGGCAGTTTTGTTAATGCCGCCCATCTTCAAGATGAGAGCTTGTAACTCTGGTGGGCTTAATATCATGATGGGCCTCGCCGCGCCGCACCATGCTATAGTATGTTGATATTGTGACAACTATTTGATGGCTAAAAATAAACCGATGTTTGAAAACGCATATCCTGCATAAATGATCGCCATTGGCGTGTTGCCCAGTAGGTACTGATTTATGGAGATATAACCATAAATCAGCCCCACCAGAACAATCAGCGGCCCGCTCATAGATCAAATGCCATGATCCATATAGCTACCAATATAGCCATAAAGATTGGAGTAGCCGCTGCCTCATTCATGCTTCGTCTCTGCCAAGTTTGCAGCTATGATTAACGTAATCATACTTGGCCCAACGCGGCTTTTCATCTTCTTTAGCGGGGCGATTTGGTTCCCAAATGCCAACCTGTGCGCTGGGTCCCATGTCTTTTGCCAGCCTGTAAATGGAGGATGGCGTAAACCCAATTGGGTCAAATGGCAGTCCATCTTCATATTTTGGGACACGGAACCGATCCAGTGGGTCAATCGGGTCTGAGCGGAAGTTTTTGTTAATGTTTATGGGCAATGGTTCCATAGGAACATGGTAAACGATGTCGGTAACCTCACGGAATAGATCGATGCCGCCTATGCCAAATTTGGCAAAGTTTATTGCTTCCTGTTTGGTCCAAACTTGAAACTCTACAACTTCCAAATCCCAGCCAACGCCGTAGACTGTTCCGTATGGCTGGTCATAAATAGCGGGAATAGAGCAAACTTTCATGAGCTTATCAGCAGCAATAACTGCGGGAGCAGCAACAAGTCCGGTTAATACAAAACGTCTGGTAATCATGTTAACCCCCTGTAAACATGTTAAGGTTACATTGACATAAAAATCAAATTGGGTAAAGGGGCACATCCTCTTTTTGCGAGCGGAATGCCATGCTGTCTTCCACATCGTGGATCAGTTCCGGCGCTCTCACCAGCAAGTTCAGATCACGCAAATGCCGGATCGACTGTGAAACAGTATCAACCAAGTCATCGTGTTTGCCTTTGGGGAATGTACCGACTTGGGTAATGACCATATCGGCCCAGCCTCTGACTGGCGCAAAGATCATGCCTTCTGCGAACAAATGCTGGACGGAATATAACCTTGAAAGCTTATCTTGGCCTTTGGGGTCAACCAGCTGCACGGCAAAATTTTCATGGCCGTAGAGACGGCGCAGTTCTTGGGCAATAGAATAACCAGCGGCTTTATTTTCGATGATAAGCTTATCGACTTTCATCTCCCTACAACTTCTAGCTACTTTCTCGACCAGTTCATGAAGCTCGAGCCGTGCTTGCCATGCATACATCATCATGACTTTCGGGCTTTGTTTATCAACGTAGTCTCTGGTGACTTCAATATGGGATACAAGTTCACCATGCCGCGCCACAGAGCGTGTGACTTGTGCTGTTGCGGACTTGGTAAACACGCCCCAGACCGTCATCGCTGAAAAGTCGTTCTCAGTTTTAGTCGTGTATGCAGTGTCGAGAGACGCAATGATATAATCCATCGGAGGGTATTCCGGCTCCGACCACGTTTGCCACCAATCTGACTTGATAATACCGCCGCCTTTTGGTTCCGGCCTCTGTTGAAGCTGACCAGCCGCTGCCCACGGACCAAGTTGTTTTTCGAGAATGTTGACTTCATCGATCCCGAAGCGTTCTTCCCAGAGCAAAGCCCCTTCGCGCTCTTCTTCAAGAACTTCTTGAGCTTCTGCGGAGATCGCAACTCTTGTTCCATCTTCTTCAACTTGAACAAGCGGAACCAATTCACCTGTTTCGTCATCCTCAACGCACCCTCGCGGGTCGTTCCACATGATCTCGTCGCCGTTAACGTCATAGCCCAAAGTCGTATAAGAGTGCCGCTGCCACTCGTACTTCATTGGCAGACACAAATGCGTCCACTCTCCCTCATCTTTGGACGTAATGTGGCCTGTCAGGTCTTCTTCACTGAGCCTCTGCTGGATAACAACAAACGCGCCAGTTTTGGGGTCATTCAAGCGGGTGGAAAGAGCCGCATCCCACCACTCAATGGTAGACGCAATGGTGGCTTCCGAGAAGGCTTCCTGTGCAGCATTCGGGTCATCGACCACGATGATATGACCGCCTTCACCCGTGAGAGCCGAGCCAACGGAGGTCGAGAGCCTTGTTCCACCTTTGTCATTATCAAACCTCGATTTTGTGTTCTGGTCACTTGTTAGCTTGAACCGATCACCCCAAAGCTTTTTGTACCACGGGCTTTCAATCAGACGGCGGCACTTCACGCTATCTCTGAGAGAAAGCTGCTGGGCATAGGAGGCATGAAGGAACTGCGTCCCCGGCCCAATTGTCGGGCCCCGCTGCGACTGAGCCCAAGTCCATGCAGGGAACGCAACAGAGGTCAACGATGACTTGGCGCAACGTGGCGGGATGTTAATGATCAAACGGCGTATCTGACCTCGCGCCACGGCTTCGAGATGTTCTGCCACAGCTTCAATAGGCCA